GTATGTCATCTGCCAGATCAGTTTGATAGACCAAAACTCTGGTTTACCCCAATAATACTACAAGTCAAGATATTTACAAGCTTATATAAAGAAAAAACCCCGCTTTTTGGGCGGGGTCTTTTTACAACGTTTGGGCTTAATTAAGCACCTGCTGAACCAAACATTCCGAGTGGATCAGACCAGCCGAAGCTGTAACGCTCACGAGACTTGTAACGAACGTTACCAGTGTCGAAGTCGCCGTCCATTGAGTTAGCCAAAGGAGTACGAACGAAATGCTTCATACCGTTTGGAACGTCAGTAGTCAGGAACCAAGCATTAGTATCTGTTAGGAAGTGGTTAACAGTGTAACCTTCAGAAACAGAACCATTGTTCTTGATAGCGTTGATGTCATTGTCGTTTGTACCAACACGCAATTCAGTTTCGAGCAAGCGAGTTGCAACGAACTGGAGTGCAGGAGGAACAACCAACTTCTTAGGCTTAGCAGCGATCAAGAGACCGCGCTCATCAGTCCAACCAGCGATCTGAATAACAGCGGCTTCCAAAGAAGTCTCGTTTAAGTCAGATGCAGTAGATGGTTGGTTGCTGTTGTAGCCACCAGAAACTAAAGGATGTTGTGCAGAGAACAATGGAACGCCATCGCCACCGTTGTAGCCAGTGGTGAAACCGTTGTTCAATACAGCAGCAGCTTTAACTTGCTTAGTGTAAGCCATAGCACGAGCTAAAGACTTAGTATAGCGAGCTGACAAAGAATCGTAGAGGTTGTCTTCGATTGCTTCTTCAGTCAAGCTAAAGCCCAAGGCGATAGTTTCGTGGTTGTAGCGAGCTGTCCATGCTTCTTGAGCATTGTCATAAGCGATGGCAGAGCCTTCGTTTTTAACAGGTGCTGCAGAGAAACCTGACAACTTTGTTTCTTCTTCAAAAGAACGCTCAGAAGTTTCTGTTTCGTAGATCTCTTTATGCTCTTCGCCGTAGCGGGCATACTCTAATCCGAACAATGCGTTCAATCCAGGTAAAAGCTCTTTTAGGAGCTGTGCGCGTGAAATAGCCATTTAAGTAGCTCCTTATTAAGCGTAATTCGTGGCGGCTGCCAACAGAATTTGTGGGTTGTTAAACTTCACGATAACTTCTGTGAAGGCTGTAGTGTTAACTGCTGTTGCTGGAACTACAGCTACGCACTTAACAGGCCATGCAGCAGCATTACCTGTACCTACAACTGGAGCAACAACGGATAAACCAGAATTGCCAGTAGTAGATGAGCCAGTACCTTGACGAATAGACATGTTAGTACCGACAACAGAAGCGTTAGAAGTTGTTACAGTTGCATTACCAGAGTAAGTAATAGCTACTTTGAAAGCAGCCATTGGATCGTTAACAACATAAGCAATTGCTGAAGTCGCTGTGCTATTACCTGGGTAATATTGAGCTTGTACAGTTTGTTGCTGTGAGTTAACGTACTGGCAACCCATAAACACACCATAAGTTGCATTGTCTGCAATGGTAGTTGTAGAGTCAGATGTTACGTTTGATTTTTGAATATTCCCGCCAGTCAAAAGAACGATGTCACCGTTGTAGATTGGAGTGTTATAAGTACTCGCAATCGGCAAAAGTTGAGTAGCGCCTGCATAAGGCATGCCGTCAACACGGTTAATCGGATCTAGACCATAGGGAGCAGAAACGGTTGGATAAGCCATTTAATTCTCCTAAAAAGTTTAAGTTAGTTGTTACCTTTGCCAAAGCTAGTCGAGGATTTGTTCTCTTTAAAGAGCGGCATCCTTGGGTCGCTTTGACGCATCAAGTTATTGTCTACGGCTTCAGTCTGAGACTGTGATTGCTTGGCGTAATAAGCGTTACGCTGCTCCACAAACTCGACAGGAGTCTTACACAACAACAAGCCGCCAATCTCAATGTTGTCTTTGTATCGACTATTGGGATCAACTAACAGTTGGAATTTGGGTTGTTCTTCGATTCTTACTGGCTCCCAACCTTCCCGCAATTTAGCGGACAAGTTGCGTGGATCAGCTTGATTCAAACTAGCAACACGTACCCAGCGATATGCAAACCCAGCCTCTTTGTCAGGCTCAGGGAGTAACTCAGGTTGCGCCCACTGTTGAGGACGCTCATAAGTTGCACGGGTTTCTACATCACGTTTAATTCTTGTTTCAGCCATTTTAAGACTCCAATTTAGTTAGTTCACGGGCATACTGCTCTGGGGTTAAACCCAGTTTCTTCGCTAATGCGACTTGGGTTTTACTAATACGAATCTTTTTCGGAGACGTACTTCTGGTTGCCGGAGCGACGACCGTACTAGCTTTAGGTTTTGCAGCCTTTGCAGGCTCCTCGACCTCTACTTCTTCTTCCTCGAAATTCTCAGGGAAGCGTTTGCGCATTGTGTTATCAATCCGCTTGTAGTACTCGTCTGATCCAGCCGGGACCCCACTTCGTACCAATTTCTCGTGCAAGCCAAGCGCCAAGCTGGTCATTTCTTCGTCTGAACCAAACCAATCGTTACGTTGTTGCCATGCAACAGCCTTCGGATCGGGCGCATTTACTTGCGGTTGTGGTATTTGTACATCACTTTGTTCCTCTTGGGAAGCTTTTTGATAACGATTTTGATAATTTTCTGCTTTATCTACCTTGAACTTCGCATTTGTCATGCGATCTTGGGCTTCTAATAGCTTATCAGCGTCACCAGACTCATATGCCAGCTTGAAATCTTGCTTTGCTGACTCTAATTCTTGCAGTGCCGCTTGCTTTACAGTATCAACATAGACTGTTTCACCATTTTGAAGACGCTCTTTGAGTTTTTTGTTCTCTTCGATAGCTGCTTTAGCCAGTTTAATAGCCTCTTGCTGCTCACGAATCGCTGCTTCTTTCTCACGGCGCTCTTGGTGATACACTTTCTTCGCTTCTTTCAACGCAGAGTTCTGGTCATTGTTGAATTTCTCTAGATTTTCTTCTTCTAAAGCATCAACAACTTCTTTATCTACTGGTTTACGGTTGCGATCTTGCGGAGGTGTGTCGTTTTCGATCTCAATCTCAAACTCATCCTCTTGTACAGATGCTTTTTCCTGTGGTGCAGAGGCTTTCTTCTCCTCTACTTCATCGGGAAACTCAAATTCTTCTAATTCCATTTTATTTTCAGCCATTATCTAGCTCCTTAAGCACGTTTAATGCCGCGTGGATCTTCAACTACCGCTTCCACAACGTCATCATTGATCATACGGAATTCACGTCCATGGATTAACAGGCGTGTTCCAGCGTTTGGGCGCACGATTACGAAGTCACCCTTTTTACACCAGGCTCCTGTCGGGAATCGTTTCTCATCTTTGTAGCAATCAGGTCCCATTTCAACAACAAATAGCACTGTTGCCAGCTTTTCTTCGTAGTTAATGGTTTGGTCTGCCTTTAGAAGGCCGCTTTCATACTCTTCTTCTACTTCTGGGATAGCGCAAAGGATGCGATAGCCTGAAGGGATTGGGAGTTGCTGTGCTTTTTCTTCTGGTTTTTTATCCAGTAATGCTGATAAATCTACTGCTTGGTTTAACTTAAGATCACTCATCGGAGGTCTCCATTTTTTTCTGAAGGTCTAGTATGATTCCACATGCAGACTCTAGACCTCGAATCTGTCCACATATGTATTTGTACTCATCGTAAGAAACACAGTGACCGTTTTGTAATGCCGAACTGAGCATCGCAAGCCGGTCTTTGGCTTCTATAAGTACTACTTCTAAAGGATCCATTAATCACCTTTCGTTGGCTTCTCCTTCTTATTTGACATCTGTTCACTGTGCTTGCCGATGTCAACCGCAAGTTTCGTATGCTCAATCTCGTTTTGCATCTTGAGTTGAGTACGATCTTTTTCCACCTTCGCTGCATTTTGCATAGCGGCAATACGCTCTTGAGAGGCGATACGATCCTTCTCAATCTGCAACTGCTGTGCCTTAGCTTGGGCGTCAATTTGGACCTTCTGCTGTTTCGTAGCAGCGTCCTGTTGCTTGATTGCTAGCTCAGCCTGCTGGATCTGTACTAACGGATCCTGAGCTTGCTGTTGAGCTTGCTGTTGTGCAGCCTGTGCTTGGTTGAGCTGCAGCAATTTCTGTGCTGCTGGCGCTGCCAAACGTGCGATCTGCAATTCGACTTCTTCCGGTAGGTCGTAGTCTTCTTCTTCGGAATAAGGGATTGGAACGCCAATCATCTCTTCCATCTGTCGGCGATATTCGTAGCCAACGTGTTCTTGTATATGAGCCATCATCGCGCCCATCATCATTTGTGCATTTGGGTTTTGACCCATCAATTGCATAATCTTTGGATCTTGCATTGCAGCCATATGAACAATGATATGAGCTTCGTGATCTTGGTAGATAAACGCTTTAACTGGTTCACCTGTAATGATTGCCATATTTTCTGATACTGGATCTTTTGGTTTTTGATCTTCATCTGATGGAATGAGTTTACCAATATTCTTAATGCCTAATACTTCAAGCATTTGACGATTTAATTCTGGTAAATCATAGATTTGTGGATATTGTTGTGCCATTTGCATAACTGCTTGATACTGCACAACTTTTTGAGACATAGTAGCTGCGTTAGGATCTGATACAGGTATAACATCACAGTTATCATAATCTGATTGTTTAGCACGTCTATCACCAACATCTGGTTCATATGAATATTCTTTTGGAGTGTAGTCTCTAATAATGCCTTTAAGTAATTTAAACTCTTGTTTCATCGCATAGTAGATACGCGCTTGAACAGCTGACATTACTTTGAGAGTTCTTTCTAGAATTGCTAATGTAGTACCTACTGGTGAGTTTGCACTCATATCAGATACTTTCATATCAGCAGCAGAAGCAAATCTTCTACCTTCTTCAATGATTTGATTCATTAACTGATTAAGAACTTGTGAAGGTTCTTTATATGGCAACGGTAAGATGTTATCGCGGATAGCACCTGATGGTACATCCACGTCTCTCCATTCACCTGGAGCAATAGGAGTATCATCTCCTTTGATACGAAGTCCTCTTGACTTCATACCACCTGGTAAGTTCGATAGAGTACCTGCGTCTACAAGTTGACGTAAGATCATAGTACCTGATTTTGCGAAGGCACCTATCAAATGGATTAAGCCAAAGCAATAAAAGCCAAAGCCTGGAATGTAACCATAATGAACAAAGTGTTGACGTTTAGCTTTTAACTTATCATCAGGATTCCAGTTACGTCTAATAGCAAGTATGGTACCTGTACCTTTTTCAATAGTTACAATATATGGTAATGCTATGCCATCTTCTGAATCTCCATTTTCAAGATCCAAATTAACATGCATTTCTAAAATCTTATAGCGATCATCTTCCGTTGGGTTGAAGCCCATCTTCTCAGCAATCTTTTTCTCAGCTTCATCAACATCTAGGAACGGTTCACCTAAATCTACATCTTTGTAGAAGCCAGCCACCATAAGTTTACGTAACTCATTCTTAGTCTTACGCATGACGTGAGTAACACGTTCTGCCATTTCTAATGATGACGCACCATAAGGTACTACAATATCTTCTGCTGGAACATACATCGACACTTGACGTTCTAAGTTAGGATCGTAATACACTTTCTTGAACGCGTTACCAGCTAGACCTAGTCCCCATAACATTCTTTCATGTTCAGGACGATACTCAGGCATGAAGTCAGTAAGCTGATAGTTCATATCATCTTTAACTCTTAATGCTGCTGCATCTTTTTCTGGAGTTTGTTTACCTACGATAATTGTTTTGACAGGACCTGCAGCTGGGAAAGTTTCCATCATCGTTTCTGCTTGGAACTTCACTAACGCTTCAGTCATGAGTGGATGGTACACATTACATGCACCTGGCCATGGTTCTGTTCTATCTTCTACTTTAAGACCTAATAGTTCTAAGCCTTCAACATAAGTATTTAACCAATCTTTTCTAGATTCAATGTCGGTTGTAAATTCACCTATAAGATCACCAGACAATTCCGTTAACTGTCCTTCATCCATATCTTCTGCTAAGTTGGCATTGAACTCATCATCTTGTTCTTTACCTGGAACGATTGTAATCTCCATACTGCCATCATCTAATGTTACAGAATCTGGATTCTCAATCTCTATACTCATATCAGGCTGAGCTTGTGCTAATTCTTCTATGCCTTGAGGTGCTTGACCTACACTTTTATCTATTGCCATAATTTATCCTTTGTTTATATCGTCTGGTGTTTCTACGTTTTTCCACCAATAATTCTGCCCTCTACGTTTATGATAGTTATCATAAAATCTTTTGTTTTTGTCAGATGTTCGTCTTTTTACAAAACGTTTTCTTCCAGTAAACAATCCATCAACTTGATATACAATCATAATCACACCAAGTACAACCTATTTCTTGAACTTCTAAATCCTGGTATATCTTCAGGTTCATCATTTGGTAATCTTATGAACCCACCTTGTCTAAATCTCATGAGAGCCATAGTGGTACTATCCACTTGGTCATCGTTTGCACCTGACGGGAAGTCATTACATTCCTCAATCAATTCGTGAGCCCACCTTTTATCAGGAGCCCACACTATACCAGATCTAAACAAATCTGCCACGGAGTTAACGCGGCTAATCTTATCTTGACCTTTTCCAGGCGTAAATTCTCCTACCGGAATACCCATCCTCCTCATCTCTTGATAGAGAGCGGCTCCGTTAGATTTCTTTTCTACTATGAAAGCGTCGGGTTCCCAATCCTTATACTCGGCTAACACTTT